ACGATAGGGAGACTCGTGGTTAAATAATATACCATTACAGGCAAACATATCGTAGGATTCTCTGTAGTTCTTTACCATCCAGTATGCAAATAACTTAGCTACCCCATACGGAGAGCGTGGATAGAAGGGTGTTGTCTCTGTTTGTGGTGTCTCTTGTACCTTGCCATATAGCTCCGATGTGGACGCTTGATAAAATTTGGTATGATTCTCCATACCAAGCATACGAACGCACTCTAAGAGCCTTAATGCCCCCATAGCGTCAACGTCAGCGGTGTATTCTGGTACGTCAAACGATACACGCACATGAGATTGCGCTGCTAGGTTGTATACTTCATCAAATATATATGTATCAAACAACCTAACAAGACTAGCAGTGTCAGTTAAATCACCATAATGAAGATGTAGTTTTTCATTACCATGTATCTTTTCTATTCTTTTTAGTTCATCAGACGATGTGCGGCGGCGTAGTGCATGTACTTCATATCCTTTATCCAATAAAAGTTCTGCAAGATATCCACCATCTTGTCCAGTTATTCCTGTAACAAAAGCTGTTTTTTTATTCATAGTTCACGCATCCTATATAAAGACCTTGTGTGTTTGTAAATTACTTTAGGGCATTGGTCATCGTAGTATATTTGATGTCTTTTTACAGATTTATCTTGGCAATGATAGGTGCAACGTCTTACAAGCACATTCATTTGTCTATCCATCGGAGCTTGGGTTACTCCCTGAGTTGTAAGAAAACACAGTATTCTTGCTACTTCAAGTATGGTCATATTCTTCTTCCTCAAAATCTTCAGGCCAAGTAGACATAAGCAGTTGATACATTTTTTCTTTGCCTATAATTTTCATGGCGGCGCATATCTTTCCTTCAAGACCTGCTACGTCCTGTGGTCCATCGTCCTCTGCATTGTTGCCACGCACACGAGACAGTAGCTCAAGAGCCTTGAGTGCAGTTTGACCATTGCCGTTTGCTTTGGCTTGCTCATACTGCTTCTCAAGTTCTGAGACAACATCTACATCTGTGCTGTATTCGTCTTCAAGTTCTTCAAGTCTGCGCTGGATAGCAGGTTCTTGCAGTAATCTGTATCCCTGATTGTGTGCAGACTTTTCACTATAGCCAGCAGAAATAGCAGACTGAGTAGCATTCTTATTGATAAGATATGCCTGACAAAATTTTTCTTGACGTTCTTTAAGCTGCCCTATCATTCATAAATTCCTCAAAAGTTTGGAACTCTTGATTGTAGTACGACTGCTCAAAGACTTGATGAGCAAGAGTGTTGTCACCATAGAAGTTTATGTTTAGTGCTAGGTCTTTTCTTTCAAGCATCTTCTCAAGGTCTTGGGCAAGAGCAAGCAATTCACCTGTTGTCCAGAACTTAAAACCACCAGTTTCTACATGCAGGTATTTTGGCTGTCCTGCTTCATCTAATGCTTCTTTATCTACAGCATCTTCTGGTACGCTGCAGTCAAATCCAAATAGGTGTAGATTACGATAGCCTAGTGTTTCAAGCAGGCCAATGGCTCGTGTAGCAGAAGCAGTACCACCAGAGATAAACACCGCACCTGTAGGAATGGGAAGATTGGAATTGATTACAAACTTATCTTCTCTATCTGTATCACGCACAGCATCTGTAAAGGCGTGAAAGCCTTTTACATTGTCTGTCTTAGACATGATGTAGTCTACTGCAGAGATGTCTGTCATACTTGCAATTACAAATAGTGTGCTTGGGTCAACCTTTTTAAATAGGTCTTTGCGTTTGACACCGTGTGTGCTTACACCGTCTACAGGCCGTGGGTCAAGAATAACACAGGCCGTAGGTTTAATGCCTGCTTTAAGAAGGCGGGGATATGAATGCTTGACGCACCACACTTCGGCATTGTATTCCTTTTGAACTCGTTTAATTTCCTTCATATCAAGCTGACCACCCGATGCAATAATGGCGTGCTTATTATTTGTTTTGTATTGCTTGACCCAATCAAAATCATTAATCTTTTCTACATTGTAGATAATGTTATTATGGATGTCGTCCTGTGGCATTGAATCTTTTGGTTTTACAAGAATAGGAACACGCATAAACTCTTGTGGTAAATCTTTTTCTTTTGTAGAAATAACTACACCAAGATGAACCCTGCCGCCAAAGGCAGTCGGGTCATCTGATGGAAGGACATATTTGTTAGTATCTTTAATTTCTTCAAAGGTTCGTATAATTCCATCGTAATTGGAATCGTTTAAAAACTCTTTGTCTTCGTGTGAGTAATAACCATTGAATACAATAACAGGTATATCTTTTAGAAAAGTGTAATCGCTTTTAACTGTGTCATATGAATGACCACCATCAATGTAAGCAAAGTCTACATCATCGAATCTCTTGGACTTCATAGTGTCTTTGGTGTTACCACAGTTTAAATTGTAGGTAAACTTCTTGTTGTTTTCTGACATCTTAACAGCAAACTCTGCAAGGCGGCGGGACACTGCTTCAGTAGCATTGTGCGCCTTGATGTTTAATTCTGCTTTATCTGTCTCCTCTGTGGCCTCTTCAAATAAATCAAACCCACGATAGTGTACCGTGTCTACATTTTCAAAAGCAGCAAGTGCCATCTCAATAGCTCGACCACCATTCCATGTGCCTGTCTCTACAATGGTAAAGGTATCACGGTCTTTAGAGTAGAAGCGAACCAAATCTGCAAGTTGTTTGTAACGCTTTGGACCAACAACATCAGGAGATATTTCTTCTTGTTTTTGCCACTTACGATTTCCTTTGTTATGTGTAAAGTGTTCGTTTAATATACAGTTCTCAAATACCTCTAGGCCACGTACACCCTCTGATAGGTTGCGTACTTTTGCTCCATGTGCTTCGTATATCTTAAGAAGACGGGTATATATAAACGCATCAGTCCACTCACGATAACTAAATATTTCGTTAGTGTCATATGCACCACGTATATCTACGATGTGGGAGCAGGCATTATGATACGCCATGTTCCAAGCATTGAAACCTGTTTCGCTGTAGTCAATATCAATACGACCAAGGTGAACCATGTCTACCTCGTCAAGCATAATTTTAGCTGCATCTTCTGCAGTAAATCTTTTCTTCGTAATAGTGTCAGCATCTAGCCATGCCAGCCACCCTTTGTACTCTTCTTCAATTAACTCAAAGGCAAGGTCAGAGTAGGCATATACTTTATTACAGAAGCGAACTGCGTCTAGTCTGTAATTATATGGTGCTTCTGCAAAGCGTCCGTTCTTGTCTGCATTCCGTTTAGTAAAATCGTTACGTGCCTCTACATCTTCTATGTGACGGTAAGTAATAAAGCTTGCCTGCGGTAGTCCGTCTGTCTCTCCTTTATAACCCTCAAGGTATACGTGTAGTTTGAAGTCGGTTGGTTTCCACTTATTTATAACAGACTCCAGCATTTGCAGTCCATATTCTTCTTCGTGTTTTTTAGGAAAGCTTGTTACAAAAGTATACATAATTATTCCTCTGAGTATAGGTTATTAAATATTTGGTTAGTATCAAGAGTATAATCTAGGTCGCTCTTGCTGTAATGTATCTGTGCAGATGGCTTAAAGTCTGGCGCACCTTCACCTGTAACAAACCAGGCTGGGTGCGTAACCCTGACTCTGTTGTTAGGTAAGGCAACAATGTTTCCTGTCCACTCACCTGCGTCCAGCAGGCAAAGCACGTGGCTTTGTTTGTGTTGTGCGGGGTCATCAGCTATCTCGCTGTCCGTGTAGTCAACAGTAAACAAATACTTGGCGGGGTACATCTCCCCATCAATTTTTACAAGCCAAGGGCATGGAGTTGCTCTGTCAATCGTATATACGGAGTGCGTGCGTGATGCACAATCCCATGGTTGGGCTTGGTGTGTTGCCATTTGTTGAGGCCAGTCTTCTACGGGAATGTCAGCCATTAAGCCTGTAATGGGCATCCTTGCCCACATCGCACCCCCGTGTACAGTATCTTCTTCCTCACCTTCGGCAGATATGCCTGTAAATATAATCTGGAAACTAAGACATCTATTGGGCATTGTGGTAACACCGACAGCCATACCATGCAGAAACTCTCCATGATATGCTTCGTGATTGTGCGTGAAGTCACGCCTTACCCAGCATTTAAAGTGGGGTATATTGCTATGTAAGAACGCCACTACATACTCTCCAGTATTAGTTGATTAGTTATTTCTGCTTCGGCGGCAATCCATTCTTCTGTATACGCCTCGTCAATAGGTCTTTTTGGTTTCCATTTTTTAAACCACGGACCACCTGTCGTAAAGTGAGCATTCTTCGCCTCAACATTTTCGCTTGAGTGTCCGTCAAGCCAATTCCATTCTTCATGTATGTCTCCAATCTCGTCATCTTCAAGCCACCCAAAAGAGTGCAGCCAAGAACCTGTTTGCAGGTTGACCGCATCAACTGTTAACTTTTTGTTGCTTGGATGGGAGCAGTTGAACAGCATAAAGCTAGACCAGTTTTTTCTACGATAGCGGGTTTGTGCAACCCCGTCCATCTTTGCTCCTTCGGGTGGCTCATACTTATGCTTGACACACTGAACAGCAAAGTCTGTTCGCTTACCATAAACGCCAAAGATACCTTCGATGTCACCCCGCACAAACATATCGGCATCCATAAACAATGCCATGCCCTGATACTGGTTTAATGCAGGAACCAAGAAACGTGTAAATGTAAAGTCTGTGCTGAATGGCCTATTATCAAAGACATCATATCGTTGTTTAGGCTCGTGTTCAAACACACGTGAAGCCCTGCGATACAGGCCGATACGCCGAAGCTCTGGCTCAAGCAGGGGGATGATGTCATACTTCGTATTGTATTTTCGGATTGAGTGTTCCAGAACTTCGTAAGCTCTGTGGTCACGCACATCATATCCAATATAAATAACTGGTCTTCTTTTCATAACTGCTCCAATATAAGGTGCGGTGGACATGAGAGAGAGAAAGGACTGAAGAACTCTGCCCACCGCTTATCTTATATTATATGAAAATTATGCAGCTAAGTCAAGAACTTTTTTATAGTCCTCTAATTGTGGTTGATTTAAATACCAGCAAGAGTGCCTAAACCTACCATCGTTATTGCCAAAATTTGAGTCCCTATACAAGGTGTCTGCTTGGATTGCGCCACGGCATTCATACTCACCATCTGACCCTACCATTAACATAAACACATCTATATTTTTATTTTTGTGGTTTGAAACAAGACAGCCGCTTTGCCATTTTGTAGTCTTAACATCAATGCGAAAACCGTTATACTTTATATCGCCCATTTCTAAACCAGACTTAACCCCTTTTGTGCCAAGTGTAAACAAGTCTGCGGGATAAGCATTGAGAAGTTTGCAGGCAGCAATTTCTGATTCTGCACCCATAATATCTGGCTCTAATTTAGACAGGTTTTTAGCATACAGAAAATCATTTACACCGTTACTTCTATTGCTGACATACCTAGTTTTTGCCACAAAAAGCGCAATCTTTTTTTCTAGTTCGTTTAAAATAATCTTTGTCATAATCAACTCTTAAAATAACCCGTATCAAAATATTTATTTATTGTTTCTATTTTTTCATCGGCGGCGGCAATCTTTTCTACTTGTGTTTCAATTGCTTCCACAACATCAGGGTGTTCTCCAATACCAACAGATTGGTTGAGATAAACTTCAACATTGGCTTGCGCTACCGCAATCTCACCCTCTAGTTTTTTAATAAGTGCGTCTAGTAAATTCATAATGTTAACTCCGCATTCAGTTCAGAAAATCCCCCAATGTATTTACCATCAATCATAATTTGTGGTACTGTCTTCTTGTCAGGGAAGAGCCTTGAGAACTCTACCAAGTCTACGTCAACTCCTATTTCATAATAGGTGTAGGGAAGGTCACGTTGTTCACACAGTTCCTTGGCTCTTTCGCAGAAGCCACATCGTTGCTGTCCATATATCTCAATTTTGTATGCCATGTTGTCTCCTTAAGCTGCGGTTAGGTCAACGACCTCACAGGAATCACCAGAGCAAGCTAGTGTTTGAGTTCCTGCAGTGTTGTCTTCCTTCTCGTAATCAGAAAGCCTCGACCAGTCGATTGACTTGGGCATAGACTTCAGTGCTTCAGTGTAAACAGCCTTGTCACAGTCCTGATAAGGTGCTTGTGCATAGGTGTGGTCACTGTGCGGCAGGAAGGATACGCCAGAGCAGATGTCAAAGTTATCGTATACCCATGCGCCAACCTTTAGCCACTCTTCATCACGCACTGTGATGGTTACTGATGGCTTGTGTTCGCACCACTCAAGGGCATACATCTTCCACAACTCAAGTTGCTCAATCGCAGTCATGTCGTTGCGTGTAACCGCACCGTCAGGTGAAGCTACTGGAAAGCTAAACACAGTTGTGCTTTCTGGCTTCATAACGCAAGGCTCTGCAGGGATGCCTGCGTCCTGCATGAACTGTGTCAACGGGTCTTTGTTATCACCTCGTACAGTTCTAATATAATACGTGCTATGACGAGCATGAATGCCAGAGGCACTATCAACAAGCTGCGATACAGTACCAGAAGGCTTGACACATGTGATGGCCGCAGATGCACTAATTCCAAGTTGCTGTGCAATCTCGTTGTTTGTCTGTACAGCAATGTGGCGCAACTTGTTAAGTATTTTTGCAGTCGGTTTGTTTGTGATTTCATTGTCCATAATACCTGTCAGGCTTACACCCAACAGCCTTTCCTCTTCCGTGTTACGTTTCCATACAGGCCGCAGATACGGCATGTGTGTATATGTAGATTGAATCGTACCCAAAATTGTAGCAAGCTTTACTTTACGTGCTAAAGTTTTTTCTGTGTCGGTTGGGCGAACCACAACCTCTGTCAGATTACAGAACTGATAGGGACGCAGTATGATTTCACTGCATGGGTTTGTCCCCCACTCTCTACCAGTTTCACGGCGACCACTTCGCCCAACGTGTTTGTCTGCTGCGTCACGGCTGAAGATACCACGCTCACCAGACTTAGACTCGACAAGTGCTGTCCACTCACGCATGAATGTTTCCATATCAGGCTTCTCAGTATAGGCAACAGAGTTGTTAGCCAACGCACGTTGACCATCATTCTCCCACCACTGTCCCGACT